ACTATCCTCTTTTTCGGGAGGCATCTCTATAGATTCCGACGCGACTGGAATTGGACTCGCGATGTCCGAAACGTTCGGGTCGTACGTGAGCATCTATCTTCGTTGGTGAAAAGAAAGATGCGCTAAGTACGCGCTCCTGATTTCTTAACAATCACAGTACCCCCACGCCGCGGCGCCTGTGGTCCAACAGGTTGAGTAACCGCCCGGGGATTGTAATGACGCTGATGATACTGCCAAAAGGCTGGTGATCCTACATGAAATCCCCTTCGTATCGGAGCCTTGTACCAAAAGACGCAATCTGTGATGCGGTTACTCTTTGACGTGTTGTCGAGCACCAGGCACTCGTAGTTTTCAGTGCAGGCGTCCATCACCTGAGAAAATTGGTCAAAGGTTGGAAAGACGCCAAAAAAAGCCTTGTACAAGTTCTCGCGGTTCTGCCGGACGTTGTCACGCAGAGCAAACACGTAATCAACGTTCGTGCGAATCATGGGCGTCATGTCCATGCAATACTGGGTCGTCATCATAAAGAATATCTTCCAGTGCCGTCCATTCATAAAGAGTTGACGGATACATGTGTCCCTCATGAACGATTTGTCATACATACAGTCGTCCATGAGGATGAAAACCGGCTGACACTTGCCGATCGCCAGGAGCTTCTTTTGGCGCTCTATAATCTTCTCAAGTGCTTCACGGTTATAATCTCCATAAACGAACAGATCCGGTATAAACTGTTTGTAATAACCATTACCTTCTTCCGTACCAGACATGGCGATCCCAGCTGGGATGTGCTTCTTGTGCCAGAGGATATCAGTCACGAGCGTAGATTTGCCAGTGCCACGCTTTCCTATAAAGACGCAAACCTTGTCGTCCGCCATCTTTGACGGGTCAAACTTCTTGAGCTGAAGCGTCATCTATCATTTTCCTTCAAAATTCAAGGGGGCTGGGAACGCGCCGCGGATCGCCGCCTGGATTAAACTCTGTGAAATTAATAGATGTCTGCCGGCTACATCCAGCTGGCGGCGATTGGTCAACAGGACGCGTATCTGACCGGATCACCCCAAGTAACGTATTTTTCAGGCGTGTACCGCCGTCACACACCGTTCGTCCTCGAAGCCTATGATATTCCTTTTCTCGATCAACAGGTCAGGTACGGTCAAAACAACATATGCAGAGTTCCGTTAAAGGGTGATCTCGTCCGAGGTCTTACACTCAAACTAGATTTACCCGCCTTGAATAATCCTGGATCCGATTGGACGTGGCCCACGCCTCCGGCTGCAATCACAAACGATCCACATATTCGCATTATTAGTCCAACGGGTGGGGGCGCAGACACAACACTTACGGCGACTTTGCTTGTACCCTCTTATTCAACGAATAATGCATCTCAGTGGCTCACAATAGGTTTTGCGCCATACGTAGAATACGTTGCAGTTCAAAATAAATTTAAATTTAGTAACTGTGCGGCTGTAGAGGTTGAAAACTCTAGCGCCTATCTGGCGTCAGGTGTATTTTTTGGACTGGATCCCAAAGCATATTCAAATATAAATCCCATAAGTGGAAATCTCGTTTATAGTGTAAGCGGAACCCGCACAGCGGACTTGACATTGGAACAATCCGGATGGGTTCGTTCAATTGGTGTATTTCAGGCTGATCCGAAGGTGGGGTTTTTTGCGTACCTCAACCAGCCTCTCAATATTAGTGGTCTTCAATTTATAAATCTTAAATCAACCTCACAATCTGGAAGTTACTGGAGCATTGCAAATCAAAGTTCAAAATATTCAGTCACGTCTGGAGGACGATTACAATTCACATCAACTGGTCAGTACGCTTTTAAAGTGGGTGTTGAAGTTGGCGCCGGGTCAATCGCAACACTTCGGTACGGCTCTAGTACAAATGAAGCAACAGAAGGAGGTGGACCAGTCAGTCCAAATTTTGAATATACTTACACATTTCGCGTATCCCCCGATCCGTCCATGCCCGCCGTAATCCCCATGAACATCACGAATATTTCAAACACATACTATTTCTACGTCACAAGCACGGGTACTCAATTCCAAGCAAATTCATATTTATCTATAAATCCTGTTGATGAAATTTACAAACTCACTAACAATATTGTGATGGACGCCAATCCTTGTAGGATCCAACTCTACAATAATGTTGCAGCGCCAAGTAACACCTCGCTGACTCTCTCACCCAATTCAATTATAAAATTCACAAGCAAAGGTGAGTATCTCACGACGGGAGTAATATACTTGAACAGTGGATACGTATCTAATGTTTCATTATGGCGAGGAACGACACTCGTGTATGACTATGACATGTCTGTACAAGGCCGAGACCCTACGTTTGCATTCACTATTCCAGTCACCGTGTCTGACGAAACTCTTGGGTACACCATGAACATTACAACAACGTCTACAACCACAATCCTATCTAATAGCTATTTTGTTGTGAACAGAATTGGAGTTTATAACACAGCGACACCCGATCCGGTGGTGTTACCAGATAACGGATTACTATTCAGGTCCAGTTCCAGTACACTCACGAGCCCTTTCAATTTTGTTTCAGATTTCACATTGTCCGGTGTTCAGGAACTCATTCATTACAACAGTTCAGGATTTCAGTTCAGTAATGCTGGAACGTATATGCTCACTGGAGCGGTGTGCACAGCCGATCCCGTCACGAGTATCACTTTCGGTTCTCGTACCTATACAGTCGGGCTCGGTCTTTTACCACCGTATACTTTTCAAGTCCCGCTCATCGTAACTGATACGTCCGCAACATATCCAGTTTCAGTCACTGTCAGTGGGTCAACCGCCTCTCCAAATATTTTTTCAAATACATTCATTTCCGTTTACCCTATAACCTCACAGGTGATATCTCAAGCCGACCAAACCTTTCCATATTATGATTCGGTCGGAACATGGGCTATAAAAACTGCAGATCTGAAAATTGGCGGTCAGACGATACAGACATTAACTGGCGAATTTATTGAATTATGGAACGATCTTCACGTTCCGTATGAAAACCAACCAGGCCTTCAGGTTCTGACGGGGAAAAACGACACCAGCACAATTAATCCACCAGGACGCACGTATTACGTGAATTTACCTTTTTATTTCTACGGAAATCCATCACTGTACATTCCACTCGTGGCTCTTGACAGACATGATGTTGAGGTTCACGTAACTTTCCGTCAATTTAATGAGTTGACGGCGGTTCAGGTGGCGAATCCCACAATAGGAGCCACAATTATCGTTGACTATGTTTATTTATCGGACCCTGAAATTAATTGGTTCAAACAGGCCCGTCTTGACTATATGATTACACAGTGTCAATATCAGTCCATAGGCCTTTTACCAAATTTTCAAAATGCCGTGTTCAACCTAGACTTTAGAAATCCAATCAGAGAAATGTTTTTTGTTGTTCAGCCGACGGTTAATCTCCCTTATGACTATTCAGATAATGCAGTTCTGAGTTTAGGTCTCAGCTTCAATGGTCAAGAGGTTTTCACGACCGACACAACCGACGCCCTTTACGCAGGTTCTATAGAACCATTCAATCACTATCCCAACTTTCCCCAACGTAAATTTTACATGTACGCCTTTACCGCCAACCCAGCCTCTCCAAAACCTCATGGCCAAATTAATTTCAGCAGAATTAAGCAAATCCTTCTGACACTCAATTGCGGTGGTCAATCATATCTACCTGCAAAAGAGTTCCGAATTTTAGCTGTAAATTATAACATTCTCCGGATCGCCGATGGACTCGGCGGTTTGATGTTCAATACTTGAAGAGGCGCTCCGCGCCGGTGAATAAATCCTTGATTTATTCTAGATATGGCCTCACGCGCCAGTTTGACCTTTTTAGGTCAGGAGGATATAGTACTCAGTGGAGATCCACAGGTGACATATTTTAAAGAAAAATATGAAGGCTCCAGTCTTTTCGCATCACGTGTGGATAAAGTACAATTTGAAAATGGGGCACTCATCATGGGTTCTGAAAATTACATTGAACTCCCTAGATCCGGAGATCTCATCACTGAAATGTATCTCAAAATTTTCTTCCCTCCTAGTCTATTGGCCGTGAGTGTAGAAGAATCTGTTGGGACCCTGTTGATTCAACACGTTGAATTATATATCGGATCTGAATTAATTGAAAGAATTTATGGTGAATTTATTGCGATGAAATATGACATAGAAGTCCCCCAAGGAAAACAGCCATCACTTGAAACATTAATAGGAAAGGGTACTCAGGTGGCTGCATCAAATTATACAATT